AGGCAAGGCCACTGACACTAAGGTAGCAGCAACGCCACGAGGCCCGCACGCCGGAGGTTGCAAGCCCCACATAAAAGCCTGCCTTAACACCTGTTCCACTGCCTGCCGTAGTAGATACTTTAGCGGGCCACAGAACGCCTTTATCCTTGCTTACAGCGGTATCCTCGATATACCGCCAGCCGTCTTTTTCACTGGCGGCAAAAGTCAGCGTCAAGTCCTCCTGCTTCGTGTAGTCTGCCGTGATAGAGCCTGTCGTGACCTTGCTCTGGTCGTGGCAGGTATACAGGTCAAGGGTATAATTTCCGTCAGCATCTTTGCCCCACTGCATGAACTCATCCGCGAGGATCAGATACGAGCCATTTTGGAACTCCGTGCGCTGGATAAGGCCCGGTTCCTTGCCACTTGTCGGGCTGTATCGGCTGCCATCATAGCCCTGCACAGTATCGTTCCAGCCGCTCCAATAGGGCATCGTGGAGATGTAGGTGACGCCCGCTTCGGTGTCAAAGGCGGTGTCCGTCTCGATGTTGACCGCCTTGTAGGCTGTGCCGCCGATGGTGATGTCCGTGATGCTGGCAATGCGTTTGTTTTTTGCCAGTTTGTACATGCTGGCAACGCCGCGATCCGCGCTCGTGCCTGTACCCTTATCGCCGATAATGACGCTCGACCCGACAAACAGGTTGGCCGCCTGCGCTGCCGTCAGCAGGACACGCTTCACGCCGGATTCTCCGGCAGCCGCAGTATACTGATAATTGTACCCGGTGCAGCCCTCAATCGTACCGCTGTTGCCCTTGCGGGCGTATTTCAGCCGGATCATGGCAAGCTGCCATTTGAGCAGTCTGCCGGATGCGCCCGAATACTGTGCGCCGCGCTTGCGCCACAGACCCACATTGTCGCTGTGGCTGGAATAGTTGATGGGCGGACGGCCACTGCCACAGCCGATGAGGCCGTCGCTGTCAAATCCGGCAGCATACTTCGGGTTTGCAATGTAGCCGTAGACAGTGCCGTTTTTATCCGTACCCTGCGGCCACGTTTCATACCCGGTGCTGGGGTGGCAGCGCATTTTGAAATAGCGATAACCGCCCTCATCCCATTCTTTCGTGTAGGTGTTCTTCTGCAGTACCCAGCACAGGTGCTTGCTCCGGCGCACATCGTCATAGCTATCGATGAACTCGACGGCATAGATCGTGTGCGTGCCGTCCGCACTTTTCTCGGCGGCGACTTCCAGTGCCCAGAACTGCGGCAGTTTGGCGAAGTCGTCACGGTTGGCCGCAGCCTCGGTGCTGGGCGTGCAGACAAGTCCGACGCTGTCATCGGTTGCCTCGCCGATGGCGCTCTGACTGGTAGCAAACAGAGGTTCTTTCGTGCCATGCACGCGGTTGTCGTCCAGCACCGTGCCGAACCAGCGCTCGCACAGTTCATTGCGCGTCGTCACGCCCTCCTTCCAGCAGATGTTCCACCAGTCCACGAAGAGGGTATTGACTTCCTCAACGCTTTTTGCCGCGCGAACGAGGCTGCCATAAAGGCGGTCAATGGCCGCTGCGTTTCCGCTGGCAATGATGCTGGCTTTCTGCACGGCCACGAGTTCCCGCAGCGTGCTGTCGCGGGGAAGATTAACAGTTTCTGCCATGATAAAAACTCCTTTAAACGGTGTTTAAATTAGTCGGCCACGACGGCATCCAAGCCGCCGTCAGTGTCGTTGATTACGAAAGTGACGCGCTGCACATCCTGCTTTTTGGCAAGTGCCGCGAAGATCACCTTATTCTGGACAGGACTGGCGCTGGTGTCGCTCAGTGCATCATCCACGATCACACGGCCCGCCAGCTCCTGCGCCGTGTCGCGGGCGGCGGCAGCCCGCTCCGCAGAGGTCTTGGCTGCCGATTCGCTGTTGGCTGCGTTGCCCGCGCTCTTCTCGGCAGCCTTCTGCGCGTTTTGCGCCGCAGTTTTGGCGGTGTCCGCATTTTTTGCCGCCGTTTCGGCTGTCTGGGCTTTGGTCGAGACGTCCTTCTGGATGTTTTGCATCTCCGTCAATTTCTCGGCTACGCCCTCCTTGATAACCTTAGTTGCCGCATCGCCAGCCGTTTTGGCGGCAGCTGCTGCATCGTCTGCCGATTTCTTGGCGGCCGTAGCGTTGTCGGCGGCAGACTTTGCAGCCTTGTTTGCATCGCTGGCCTGCGTCTCTGCATTTTTAGCGCTGGCCGCCGCGTCCTGCACCGCCCGCCTGACTTCGGCAGCGGTCTGCTGGATGTAGGCTCGGAGGTCAAACCCGCCGATATCCTCGGCGCTGGCCTCGATGCCGTCGTAGACCGTGCCCGTTCCGATGCGACTGTGCCACTCGTGCTGTACCTTGCCCTCGCCGTTGACCTGCTTGGCGCAGACCGCAAACTTGAGGCTGCCTTTGTATGTGAGGGCGCCCTTGCCGACCAGCCAGTCAAACTCGATACCATCGCTGTCAGCGATGATGCTGTCGATGGGGTACTCGTTCGGCTGCTTGGCCGAGTTTTCGGTGCAGACCTTCCATGCAAAGCCCACAGCGAGGTCGTTTCCGTCCACGATTCTGCCGTTGATGCGGAAATGCTTCCGGGCCACATTATGCTCACCGGCCACGCCGAAGGAGCGCTCGCTCTCGGGCACTGTAATTTCTCGTGTCTCGGCGTTGATTACGATTGGTTCTGCCATGGTTTCACCTCTTATCAATAATAGGCAAGAATAAAGCGAACGCTCGCATCGGACGCGCATTGCGCCCAATACTGGCTCCCGCTGTTTATGCCCGCGCCCTGCAAAATGTTGTCAGAGGCATACTGACTCCCGGCATATTGAACGCCAACCAGTGTACCGCCACTGAAATTGAAGAGGTTTTGCCCTCTATGGCAGCTTTGCCATACCTCTGTCACTTGGATGCCCTTCGCCGATACCATTCCGCCCCCTGCATGGTATCCTTCCGGGATAGTTACCACACCACCCGGCGTAATCGTTGCGCTCCATCCGCTGCGGTCCGGCATGCTACCGCCGAATCCCAGACCGTTTTGGCTGGATGCGCTCACGCCGCTCAACAGATGCTCGGCCTGTGCGTTGCCGAGGTTGGTTGCCGCCACGCCGAGACCTCCCTCGGTGTAGCCGTCCTGCTTGTACATCTTGAGCTTGCCACTCTCGATGGTCAGCTTGTCGGCATCGGGC